CGACTTCATTTTGGCGTTGCGCGCCTTCAATTTGGGCAACTTGAGCGTACTGCGCCAACTGGTTAGGCACTTCAAGGGGCCGAACACCCAGCGCGATAGAAGGATTGAGTGGCATAGTTGTTCCTTATGCGTACGCTGATTTGCGCAATGCGTTAATCAAATCTTGTTGACCTGTGTAGCCCAAATACGAGCCTAATCCTGACGAAATTGCATTCGCCGTACCGACATTGCCCGCCGCTTGAGCCGCGCCAGCCGACGTGAGGTTGCCCGCAGCACCAGCGCCGTAGTTGCCCGCCGCAGCCGCTTGACCCGCCGCGCTGGCTTGGCCAGAACCTGTCAAGCTAAACAAAGGGGACAGTTGGTTGGAGCGATTGGTTTGATAGCGGTTGTATGCGTTTTGGTATTCCTGACTGCCCATCTGCTGGCCGTAGCTTGCCAGCGCTTTGCCCGTGCCGCCAGACAGCAAACCACCGCGAGCGGCTGCGGAACGCTCAAGCGCCTTTTGGCCCTCAGATAATCTGAACGCATACCCAGGGTCTTGATTGGCCAGCAAATCCGCGCCGGTAAAGTCGCCTGAGTACTTGCCAAAGTTTGCGCCTTGTGTGCCACCAGGCAAACCAAGAAAAGTCAACAGTTGGTTTTGCGCGCCTAAGCCAGCGGTAGTGAACGGGGCTAAGTCAGCGCGTTGTTGCTGGTACTGTTGAGCGAGCAACTGATTGGCTTGAGCCGCAGCGTTTGCTTGTGTTTGCGCCGCTTGTTGGGATGCGTTAGCACCAAGCAAAGAACTGGCGGCTATGGCCGCAGGCGTAGCGTATTGGGCAAGGCCGCTTGCCGCACCGGCACCCGCCGCTCCAGCAGCAAGTGCACCAGCGCCAATTCCCGCCGCAGTCCCCGCGCCTACCCCCGCGCCAGTTGCGCCGTATGCGGCAGCAAGATCAGCGCCCGCTGCACCTGCGCCCGCTGCACCTGCACCAGCAGCAGTGGGGGCGTATGACGCCAACAAAGGAATTCCATAGTACGCCGCAACTGCGGCGGCGGCATCTCGCCCACCAGACGACCAAGCGTCGCTAACCGCTTTTGCGGGGCTTTGAACGGCGCTGCTCACTGTATTGGTTACAGTGTTTACAGGGTCAGCTACAAGATTGGCAAGAACACCTTGTTTTGGGCCCGTATTTCCAGACGTGCCAATAACTTCCGAGATGGGATTGGTTACTGCGGCAATTGGATTGCTTAGAAAATCACTAAAAAAACCCATGCTAATGCTCCTTCATTCAAGTAACAGGCAGTTGTTAGCCGCAGCCTGCATGATAATCCAATTGGTGCCGTCTGACACAAGTGCGGCCCAATCTCCAGTAGACGCGGCCAAGATGGCCGTAGCGGCTGCGCCGCCTGCCAAACCCACCACATTACTCGACGCTGACACCAAAGTCTGCGCCTGGGTGTTCTTAAAATTCAATTGCCGCCCGGTATTGGTCGAGGGTGTTGGCAAGGTCACCGTACAAGTCGATCCCGATTTGTTGTTGATAAACCAAGTCTCACCCGCGCCAACCGTAAAGTCAGCAGTTTTGGTGATGGGCGCAGACGTGGAGGCTGACAGCGTACCGGCTGAAAAGGTCAGGCCCGTACCAACAGTCACGTTGCTGAACCCGCCAGAACCGTTGCCGTACAGGATAGACGTGCCGCTGGTCGCTGGGGCGTAGTCTGTACCGCTGGTCGCAGCGCTGATGGCCGTGCCGTTGCCCTTGAGAATGCCGGTGATCGTGGTCGATAGGGTCAGCGCAGGCGTTGCCCCACCGCTAGAAGTTCCCGCCAAACCATTGGCGGACACCACAGAAACGCTTGTGACCGTGCCAGAGCCTTTGCTGTTGAAGGTTGTCCAATCGGTGGAGGTAAGGTAACCGTTGGTCGTGCCATCGGCCGCAGCCATGCTAATGGCCGGCGTTGTGCCGCCCGACGACACTACAGGCGCCGTGCCCGTTACTGAGGTTACCGTGCCCGTGGTTGGGGTAGTCCAAGTCGGGGCGCCTGCGCCTGCGCTGGTCAAAACCTGGCCAGACGTGCCCACAGCCGTGAAATCGTAGGCTGTGCCCGTGCCGTAAGCCACCGCGCCAGCGGCGGGCGTAGCGGTTGCATTGGTGCCACCATTTGCGATGGGTAGCGTGCCGCTGACATGCGTGGTCAGGCCAATCTTGCCCCAAGACGGCGCGGTTGACACGCCGCCAGAGATCAAAGCGTTGCCAATGGCCACGTCGGCCAGCTTGGCCAACGTAGTGGTGGTGTTGGCGTACAGCAAATCGCCCACCGCGTAACTGGCAAACCCTGTGCCGCCGTTGGCCGCAATCAGCGTCCCTGCCAAAGTTATGGCGCCTGTGGTGGGGGTGGACGGCGTGAACCCCGTCGTGCCGGCTGAAAAACTGGACAACGCACCGGCGCTGGCAATCGTAATGTGCCCTGCCGTGTTGGTGATTGTGATGTTTGAGCCTGCGGTCAACACACTGAGCGAATAATCCGTACCGTTGCCAATCAGCAATTGGCCATTGGTCGGAATGTTGCCGGTGCCCGTCCCGCCGTTGGTGACGGGCGTAATGCCGCCGCCAGAACCTGTCAAAGCATAGATGTTGTTGAACCAACGAAACCATTGGTTCGACACCAACCCGGTGCGCTCATCAATGAGCGGCACCCGAGGCGCCGGTATCTGGCTAGTGTTGGGGACTGTCGTTGCCATTGTCAGGCATTGGTCGGGCTCATAATCAACTCAGCGCCCATGATTATGATCTTCACAGGCTCTGTACCTGAAATTTCGTAGACCCGGTCACGCAGCTTGAGCGTCATGCCCAGACGACGCCAAAACACCCGGCGATAGTATTCGCCGATTCGGCCCATAAACGCCCAATGCTCATTAGACCAAGTGTGACCGCCGTCATCAGACCAGCGCAACATGACTTGAGGGTCAGTGGCTATTGACGGGATAAATTCAATGATTAAATTTTCATCGTTTTCAGTGGTTAAAAATTCATCATTTTCAGTGACTAAATAAACGATAGCATTTACCGGCAGGCTTGTACCAACCAAACCAACGCCTGATTCGCAGTCAAGTTGCAGACTGTGATGGGTCGTGCGTTTAAGCGTATTTGTGCCGGTCGGCAGCGCGCGCCATGACCGCAGCCACTTTTGCGTTTCGCCGTTGTCGTCAAAGACGTTTATGTCAAAGGCGTAAATGTTGCCGTTCTCATAGTCGCCGATGATGATTTTGTTGTTGTACGCCATCTGGCAGTTGCCGCGATGCCGAATGAAGTTGCCGTTGTCCCAGCCGGCGCGCTCATGCCAGGCTTGAGTAGCCACGTCGTACACCCAAGTCGCGTTGGCTGTGGGAAAAACCAGCACATAGAAACCATGGCCGTCTTGCTGGTACGTGTACCCAATAGCGTCGCTAATGGTGCTGTATTGGGCGATGGCATACTCAATAGCGTGGGTGCTGACACGGGTGCCTGTGTAGCCATTTGCCCGGTAGACGATGCCTTGGCCGCGCGCATCTGCGCCCAGCCAGAACAGGCCGTTGTCGAGCTTGGCCACCGAGTAGGTAGCTGCGCATCCAATTTCGTTAAAAGCGCCTTGGATGCGCTCCAGGGGGAACCCAGCGTTGCCCGAGTCGTACCACACCTCAACTGAGTTGGTTCCGAACAGCCAGACTTCGCGGTGATCCACAATCATGCTGATCAAATTATCCGGCGCGCCTTCGGCGCTGGCAAAGTCCAGCGGGTCAACAGACTGACCGTCGTACAGGCTCGTAACCCACAGCTTTTGGCTGTTAGGTTCAATGAAGGTGAAGTAGCCGTCAATGAAACCAACGGTCAACGCGCCAGGATAATCAGGGTCTGTAATCTGGGCAAACACATCGGTGTTGGCGTTGTAGATGTAACCCGGCCCATTGGCCGCAACAAACATCTGGATGCCGTTGTCAGCTATGCTGACCGGCCCCGTGTTCGCAATCGTGCCCAACAGCGTTGTGGTGTAGTTGGGCGCCATCTTGTACAGCTTGCTGCCGCTGACCACGTACCCATACCCGCCAAACGTCCACAGCCCGCGAATAGGGCCGGTGCCGATGGATGTCAGCAAGCTCAAGCCTGGACAGCGTTGCAAATAGGCGGCCTCTTTACCGCCTTCTGGGACGACTTCTGGAAACAAATTGACCATGCGGTTGTCCGCAGCATTCACACTGCGGGCAACATACGCCGAGCCTAAGATCGGCGTTTTCATCAGTAGTTACCAGCGTAGATGTTAAAGCGCTGGCGGTTAGCCACGATGGCGTAAGGCATGGACATGATGTCATCAGGATTGTTGATGCGCTTCAAGTTGCGCTTACTGGTCATCGCAATGCGCTGCACTTGGGGGCTAGGCTCAACGCCAAACTCAGGTGCAATTTCCATCGCCAAGTTGTACGTGAAAGCACGTAGATACCCAGGCGGGAATAAAATGTTGGTTGACAAATCTGCGGGGCGGCTTAACTCTTCAACGCTGATAAAGTGCCATTCCAAGTCCCGTGTGGGCCGAGGATAAACGTACATATCAACATTTGGGTACGTCATGTTGGTAAACAGCACTTGCGGGTATGTAGATGTTACCGTTTTAACGGCGATGCCATCGTACTGCTGTTGATTGATAAATTTGACGCCAAACGACACGTTGGTACCCGGATCGCGGTAGTAAGTGGCGTCATCCAACAGAACGGGGCGCAAGCCGACAAAGTCACCGGTTGGGCCAAGGGTGCGGTTAATCTCACCAGCAGGCCAAGTAAACACTTGATCTTGGGTACAAAAAACAGACAGGCGTTCAGTGTTCCATGAGTCGATCATTTGATCGAGCGCCATCAAGGCGTCTTGTGACACCGACGCAGCGGGCGTTTCACCTTCGGCCAACACGCCAAGCAATCGCAGCGCCCGATTTATCTGTTCGCCAGCAGTGTAGGTGGCCATGTTTACGCTCCTTGTTCGACCGCCTCAACAGTAGGACGGCCACGTCTACGTTTTACTTCCTGTGGAGCCGCCTCTTCAACAACAGGCGTGTCAAGAGTATAGCGTGTCCAGCCATTTTGTTCATCTGCTACGGCTTCAAGTTCCATGGTCGCAACCTTTGCGCCGTGGACGGGATGAGACATGTAAATAACGGACATAAAAAGAAGGGGGTGATTAGCCCCCTGGTTGGTTTTACTGAACGTGGATAACTGCAAAGTTAAGCACAAAAGCCTCAGACAGCGAACCGCCCGAAAGGTTGCGTATTGTGATTGTGCAACTCCCAATGGTTTTGCTAGAAATCCAACAGTTGTATGCGCCAGCAGTAGCACCAGACGCAACGCTTAAAACTATGACGTCTTTTGCGCTAATTGTGTTGTTGGTCAAAACGAACGAAACGTTTGTAATGTTAGCCAACGCAGCGCCGTTCAGTGTGATCTGACCAGCAGACTTGTTCAGGGTTACCCCCGTAGACTTGTCTGTCAATTGAGTCACTGTACCGCTTGCTTCTGCGGTGTAACCCAACTCGCCACCAGACATCACAAAGTTAGACCCGATGATGTCTTGATCTTCAAAAGCAACGCCAATTGGTTTGGTGTTAGAGGTCATGATGATTCCTTTAAAAATGGGGGCCGGAGCCCCCATTTAAGTTTAGGCAACGCGGTAGATTGAGTACGCTGCGTCACCAGTTTTGCGGAAACGGAACGTGCCAGATGTGTTGCTGGTTTTAGTCAGCGAATCTTGGATCGTGTCGTTACCAACAAGGGTGTTGCCCGTACCAGCAGTAAAAACTACGTCATTTGCTGCATTGTCACCAATGTTGATGAAAGAGCAGTCAAATGTTGAGCCAACTTTAAGGCTAGAGAATGCAGCG